CACGCCTGGGTCTTGCATGGATATGTTTGGACATTAGCAAATTTGACCAAAGTGTCCTTGCCACTCTTCTCCTCCTCGTTCTCTTTCTTCCTTCTCTGGCGTATGATAGGAGTGACCGCTGGTGGCCCGTTGTTAGCGCTATTCTCAGGTGGTGCCTCGACAGGTCCATAACCAAAATCGTCAAGTGGTTTGGCAGCGATTGGAGAGCAATTCATGGCCTTATGTTCTCTGGTGAATACCTCACTTCCCAGGGTGATTCCTACTACCTCGAACTCCTCTTCGAGTGTTTCGACATGTGGCTCCGCGATCATATAGCTCAAACCGATGCCGACCTTTCCCGTGAGTTCGAGTCTAGTTTTCGCTCATTTAAGGACTATGGTGATGATGGTGTCCTTTGTTATGAGGAGAAGTTTGTGCGAATCATTTGCCAAAATACCGACGGCCCCGTCCTTCTGGGGAGATATCTCAAGGAGATGTTTTACATGGATCTCAAGATGTCTGACACCTATGTGTGTTACGATGATTCCGAGTACTCGTACGATTTTGAACCGGACGTTGGTTTCGTCACCCAGATAAACTCCAATGCCGCTGGTGGCATCGAGATACTCCGCAAAGGAGTCAAGTTCCTCAAGCGTTACTTCATTCGTGAGGAACCTAATGGTGAGATCCTTCCATGGCGTCCCACGGTTGACTATTTCTCAAAATCCATTTGTGTCGCCAATGCGCCCGACAATGTCGCCCGCCATGTAATTCGTCTCCGTGCTCTTGCTTGCGACACATTTGGCACCAACAAACGCGCATACGACCACCTTAAGCGTATGGAAAATTACATTGTCGCCAAGTTGGGCAATGACCTCGATAAAGAGGTCTCTCGCTTGATAAATGACTCCTATTCCTCTGCCACGTCCTCAGAGTCCGATTTCGGGTCCCTTGACTCCGAGAGGATACTCCATAAGATAGGGGGGCCAGAGGTTCTCCTCTCTCTTAAGAAGAACATGCCAAGTATTCTCGACATATATGCCCGCACTGTTAGAGACGACTCCAAGATACTGGAGCGTCGCAGTTGGATCCTGCAACGCAGGCACATGACCTCCCAACAAATAATAAACGCCCCCCATGTAGCATGATGCAATGTCACCCATTTGGGCTCACTGAAATTCTGCCGACGTGATCTTGGTTCGTGAGCTTTTCACGTGTTGTCAACCACGTGATCTTTTCCCTGAATAAG